CTGAGCCAGAGCATTGGGAGCCGTGGCTGTGAAGTCGATGCCGCCCGAACCGGAGAAGTCCGCTGCATCGATGGCCGCGTTGATATCCGTGACGATCTGAGCCGGGGTCGGGTTCGGCAAACCCGTCGTCAGGGTAACGTCAATTTCGTTCGGAGAACCATCGACAGTGATCTTGAACGAGTTGTTGACACCCAACACGATAGAAGCGGTTAGGGCACCTGCGGTCAAGGCAATACGAGAGCCAACGAGGTAGCCCTTTACGGCCGTATCAAGATCCGTCGTGTAGGTCGTGCCGTTGAGTTCCGTCCGCCAGAAATCCGAAGCCCCAGCAAAGAAGCTGTAGGGAGCAGGCCCTTCGTTCGTATAGGCTGCATTGGAAGCGATTCCCGAAGCGAAGGTCACTGTCACAGACTCAGCTACCGGGGTTCCGGCTCCAGTGTGGAAGGCATCAGGCACATACTCCACACCACGGGGCCACTGCACCGTTTCAGGAAGGCCCGTCTTGACGCCGAACCTGCACTGATAGAGGTTCCGGGCATAGGCCGTCGAGTAAACCTCATACTGGCCCGTGCCGACCGAACCCGCCACTTTGTTGGTGAAGATGTAGGTATCATCAGACAGACGGGAGTACCAGAACGTAGCGTAGGCGACGTGGTCCGGGGGAACCGGGTCCTTGAGGGTCACGACTCGTGTCGAGGCATCCACCTCGGTCACAACTGCGGGGTTCCGACCCAGAGCGTCCTTGAGGTTTCGCCCTGTGTAGACGATGACCAAGTCAGGACGGTTGGTCTGAAGGCCGATGCGGCTGTTGCTCACAGCGTTGTAGACGCTGGTCCCCAGAGGGGTGTCACGGCCGTTGCCCAGAGTCGGGACATCCGGTAGGGTGAACTGGTTGTTCGAAATGATAGCCGGAACCACCGTAGTGTTGACCACCCGGTCACACTCTACGAGGTAGAACTTGTCATCTACGAGGGTCGGGAGAATCTGGGTGCTGTCAAAGACAGTAGCCCCAGCGGTACGCAAAGCCGAAGCCACAGTGTAGCTAGAACCCCAGTGGATGATGCTCACATCGGGGCTTGGATTGCTGATGACGAAGTCCGTGTTCTCGACGTAGTCCGACCGTCCAGGAGAGAAACCGCACCGGGTCACCGAAGTCACCAGGGTATTGGGCAGGTAATCGAAGGTGTCTTGCCACGTATTTGCCCAGTATTGGATGGTGACTGTCGAGGAAGCTGCGGGGGCTTCGGGCAGCGTGACCAGACCATTGGTGCCGTCCACACTTGTTGCAACAACCTGGACTCCGTTGACCAAGACTGTGACCTTACTGGGGTCCGTGGTCGTGATGCCACCGTCCGTCCCATCCACGATGGGGCGTTGGAAGACTCGAAAGACCTTGTTGCGGTTGGTTGTGGTTCCAGCAGCAAACCCGAGGATGCCGTTGGCGTTGCCACTTCCAATGAGGAGCGTCTTGGCCGCCGTGAGCCGAACGTGGGTCAGGGCCTGCTCATCCGTATACACGCTGGTGAGCAGACCTGAAATCGCCTGAGCGTCGATGAGGGCCTTGAGTCCCGCTGCCGTGTAGCTGCCAGCGGCAAAGGTCATCGTGTACTGGATGCCATCGACACTGAGCGTGAAGGTGTCGGTCGTGCCCGTCGTGATGTCGAACGGGGCGTAGCCCGGCGTGGTCAGGATGGCCTGCTCCGAAGTCACCTGATTGCTGACGTTGTCCGTGAAAGCCGTGTCACCACGATGGAAGAAGTAGGTGCAACGAACGTTGGCACCTTCCGGGGGTGGAACCTGAAGGGTGACCAGACCCCTGGAACCCTCAACGCGACCCACTGCTACGGGGTCACCATCCACCGTGACAGAAACGCTACGAACGCTGTTCGTAACCCTCCCAAAGCCCTGTCCGTCTACCACAGGGTAGTTGCGGACTTGGAACTGGGTGTAGGTCCCGTCGTTGGCCCCCAATACCAAGTTGTTGGGATTGACCGAGTTGACGACGAAACGCTGTGAAACGTCCTCATTGATGATCTGCTGGTCCAAGGTGGAGGACGAACCCCTCACCAGTTCCAGGTCAGACTGGACAAGTTCCTCTTGACCGACCCCGATGTAGATCGGGATACGCAGACCAACGAGAAGGTTGGCAGCGTTGGTTTCGGTCAGAGTACGGGTGTAGACGCCGGGCGGAACGTAGGTTACGAAAGGTCCAAGAGCCACGGTGCTCTCCTTCGGGGTTGGAGGTTTCGGATCTGATCTGGGTCTAGGGCTCTGGATCTGGATTTAGGTCTGGGTCTATCCAGACTGATGACTCAGTCTGCTACCCCTGTCGGGGGAATGAAACATTATCAAGGCTTGGCGTCCGGCACCCCCCACCCGACGCTTTCGGCTGCTTTCACCAGCTTTTTTCGCTTGTCCACTAGCTTTTCCCCACCGGCCTCATACTCGATGTAGGCTTTCCCGTCGTCTTCCCGGCCATGCCGCCGAATCAAAGCACGGTGGCCCCCCTTGGCTCGAACGATCTTCTTGACCTTGTCTCGTTCGTGAAGCTCAAGCCATCGCTTTTCGGAATCGCGACCAACAGCTTGGTCCGCTGTGGGATAGTCCTGCTTGCTCACACCCGAGTTACCAGGGACGGCCCCTTCTTGGAAGTCGAACCCAAAACCCTCCCCCTCCCAAAATCGGGGGGCATCTCCCCCACAAGAAGGACAGGCGTGTGTTGGGTGTTCCCCCATCTTGAGGCTCTTGGTGAACCGAGCTGCACAACTAGAGCATTCAAAGGTGTACCGAGGCATCAGGTTATCCTCTCAAAATCCCGGTTCCTGGACACAAGAACGGGGTGCGTCGCATAGAAAATATCCGAGGGTACAGCTTGGACGCCCATGGTTGCGTCTGGACCCTCAGAAGTCCTAGGGGTCACCCGACTTATGACCAACGGTAGAGGTACGTGGATTTCCCAATCACCTTGCATCTGAACAGCCATCGATGCCTGATAGAAGTAGTCGTCCCCCGTCTCATCGTAGACTTCTTCAGCCTCACCCCCCATGGAGACGTCCGTGACTTCTATGCCCTCAAAGGACAGAATCGCACGTTTCTCCCCCCACAGGTACATGATGATGAGGTCGGCCATCTCTTCCATCTGGTCCGGGTCTCTAGCGATGGCATCCAGATCGAAAGAGGCTTCAAACTTGCCCCCATAGGCGTTGGCTGTGTCTACACGATCAGGGTAGACCACCACAGCTACCTTTTGCCCGACCTCAGCCCGCTTCCCAAAAGCCATTACGATACCGGGAAGGGTACGGAAGTCGGCCGTATTCCACTGGAACTCTACTGGACCGATGGAATCAGCAGCGTAACGGAAGTCGGCTGTGAGCACAGCCTCAGGGGTAAACGAGGTCAGAAGGGTGACCCCCCCGTTGGAGTAATCCACGCTATAGTCCACGCCTTCTGTCAGCAGGAATCGATGGTTTTCCCAGATCCGAACCGTCCCTTGGATGGGGACTTGTTCAAGCTGGGCCAAGCGTTCGATACCCGACTGGAACCTCAACAAAGGTTGGTCATAGGCTGTGAGAAGGGGGTCGATAGCGAAGGTGCCCCTCTCCCCATGCGTGGTGGGGACCGTAAGGATTTCGATGTAGTAGACCCCTGGAGGGGTGGGCATCCCTCCATTTTTACCCACTACGGCCATGTCTTCTCGAACCCACTCAATAGGATGGGCTGCCTGACCCACATAGGCCAGCATGACGTGACTTTGCACTGTCCCTAAGAAGTTATCGGCCGATAGCTGGACCTTGTTAGCGTTCGAGCCCTTGACTACGATCCCAAACTGCGGGCGTTCCTTGAAGGCGAACTTGTTTTGGATATAGGGGGCTACCTTTCGGTAGACAGCGTGTCGGGAAAAGCTGTCTTGCAACTCTAGGATGAGCCGTCTTTTGAGGGCACCGATTAGGTAGTAGTACACGTCAGTCCCCCTCGTGCTCCTCAATCGCCAGCACAAGTAGCCCTTCGGCCACGGCTGTCATGGGATTGGAAGCTGCTCGGACCTCACTGATCTCAATGGGGAATCCCTTTTTCTTGATGGCTTGGAACTGCTGCTGGAAGACATCCATGAAGCCTTCTGCCAGGGAAGTCCCGCCCGATACCACGAAGGGTACGGCTGTGGGCAAACCCACGTCGTTCTGGACCCGCTTGAACTGGGCAGCCACGTTCTGAAGGCAGTAATCGATAAGAGCCCGGACATAGAGGACGATGGCTTCCTGTTCCCGTCCCTTGGGCTTCGTCAGGTCTACCCCTTGCTCCTTGAGAGCACACATCTGGGCAGCGGTTCTGCCTACAGCACGAGCGGATTGGACGTCCACCCAGTCCCCGCCACGGGCAAGTGAAAACTCCATC